TATTTCCTGGCAATCCAGACCAATCATCACTTGCTCTAAAAATGTATCCTTCTCCTTGTGCGTTTTCGTTCTGCACATGAACCAGCATATCATCTTCTGTAACTTTTTCTGTAGTGTACCTGTAAACTACATTGTTAACTTCTAACCCTGCCGCTCTCGGCAAGACGTTTGACATCACCCAATTTAACCCTGCGTTAGCAGCATTGTTTGATGTCGCATAAATTGTGTCTACTTCGCTAGATAAGGAGGAGGAGCAATAGACTAGCAACGCCACCAGCGCCCATGAGTGTCTTCGTGCCATCGCTTAACCCCTTCTCTTCGTCTTCAGTAGTTTCATCGTTCTTTGGTTCTAATTCTTTATTAACTGCCCAAGCAGCCTTAGCTTGATCTCCGATCAAACCCTCAAACGGACATGGTGTCCCTGCCATCAGCATCGCATCAAAGACTCGTTCGTCTTGGCACAACGTAGATACAGCAGCAACTTTCATGCCCATATCATATAGTGTCTTTGATAACTTAAGACGTTCACAGTTCGCATCAGTAATTTGAGATCCCATAGAGATACCCAAAATCTGAGTCTGAACAGCACCTGCCACACCAAAGGTACAGAGGTCGCTGTTCGAAGTATTTATCGTAGGAGTGATTGCGGATGCGGGAGGGGATTTTAACGTTGTAGTTGTAGTTGTGTCTACAGTGCTACGAGTAGTAGAATCCGTTTTAATCGTGTCGTCGTCTATAATTGGTGCTTCTTCGGCAAATGCATAAAGTGACATTGTGCAGAGAAGCAGTAGTAAATACCGCATCGTTCAATCCTCATATCTTGTACGAGTATTTATAACGATGCGATATTATATTTCAACTTTATCATTACTGCTAGGGGTTTTAGCACAGATAATTTCACAATCTGTTAAAAATTCTGGATCTGCTATCTCATAAGGTTCTATAACAAATATATCACCTTCAACAAGGGTTTCATTTTGTATGATCATTTTACCCCGAATTAATAGATTTATTTCTGTTACTTCTGTGTGGTAGTGAGGTGCCCAGAATTCGCCTTTTTCATGTTTTCTGTAATTAACTTCAAAATCGGGTGTAGAATATGCTGTTGGTTCAAAGTTACCTACAAACCAACCTTTATGCATATCTTCGATTCTAAATTTCTTCATATTTCTGAACATCCTCTGGTGTACCTAACGGAATGTAAGTCTCATTACGTACATGATATTGATATATGTCACCGTCTAAAAAATTAAACGACTCACTTATATAGGATTCTTTTATGCCATTTTCTTTAAACGAAGACATAAGTTTATGAGCACTATCAACAAAATCTTTACCTCGTTTCCAGTAATGAAATCCTATAAGAGCAGCGTTAGAAACGGGTTTCTTTTCTACCAAAGAAGTGACTTTGCAACCTTCCACGATAGCAAAACTGTTTTTTGGATCTGTACTAGTGTAGGTGACTACTAAGGAATGAGGGTCTTTTTTGTAAAGGAAAGTGAGGAAATTCTCCACGTTCCATTTAATTAATTGATCACAGTTGAATACCACAAGGGGTTCATCATTATCAATGTAATCCTTTGCTTGTAACACTGTCTCAACTGCGCCACTGGTTACCGAATCAATTTGTATTTGTTTAGATTCTGGTCTAATACTAATCAATTTTTCAGATAAAATTTTATCGTAAGAATTATTATTTTTTCGAGTGATAAAAATATATGTTCCATTAACATCAAAACTATTAACGGAATGTTCAATTAAAGAAAGACCTTTTACCTTTATAAGAGGTTTAGGAATATGAATTCCAGCATTCGTGAATCTAGATCCTGCTCCTGCCATCGGTATCACAATGTTCATAACGATTAAGTCTTTACCAATATCCCTTCACCAAAAATCGCACACTCTTGTGAACCAGACGATGCTTTCATCTGCAACTGAATGTCCGTTTTTTCGGAGTATTTGAAAGGATTGGTTCGATAGATGTTGAACGTATTGTGAAATGCAAGTTCTGCAACCTTCAGTATAACGCCAGAGGGCAACTGAACAAAGTTACGGAAGAATGCAGTTCTCTCGTTTGGATTAGTACCAGTTTCGGCAGTGAACCCGTTGAGTCGAGTGAGATGAAACTCACATCCAGCAGGAACAGTGTAGATGGATGCCTGATTACGACCTGTACCTGCAAGCATCTTTGCGACTACATCGCTGGTGCTTGTTTGTACGATAGTGACATTACCTGTACAATTACCTGCGATGGTGATCACATCATTGACTCTGAGGAATTCAGAATTCGTTGTCTGATCGGTTACAATAAGACCGTTGAGAACAACAACCTCAGAGATGTCATTATAGTCGGCATCGAGTCCAATGATCTTGATTGTGGCAGTATCTGCTGCCGCTGTCTGTACATCGAGTTGAACAGCGACAGTTGGATACGTGTATACGGTTGCATTTTCCCACAAAGGGACAAAGTCGCTATCTGGAGTAGTGGGTTGCACACCAAAAATATTTCGGATAGAAGTGTTCAACACTCGCCCTTGCGCAATTGCAACGTTTTCGCTATTTAAATACCGACTGACTGCCATTAATCTTTCTTCCTACTCCCGACAGCATCCGCTGCGAAGAAGGCAGAGACAAGTACGGCGATTGATGCAAAGTATGTTGGAGCAATGTCAGCAATCAATTTTGCTGCTTGGTCCAACCCAAACATATCAGTAAGGAAAATTCCAAACGGATATAACAATAAACCGATCAACGAGAACCACGCCATCTTACGAATGGCGTCACGTTGAGCATCTGCATCTTCAAGTTCTTTTCGTTTGAATTCTAAATCCAAATGCGCTTCGATCTCATCCATAGAAACATGACCGTCGCCGTTCTTGTCTGCTGCTTCAAGTGCTTCGTCTACCGTCTTCTTGGCAGCCATTATAGTTCTTCAGAATTATGTGGATCGATTTCTGATTCATAATAATGTTTTACTTCTTCATCAGTCAATTCATATTCTGCGGAAGGTGCTTCTGTTAACGTTTGCGGGTTGTGATGCAAAGGCGCAACAGGTGCTGCTTCTACAACAGGTGCAGGTGCAGGCGCTGGTGCTTTTACCCACTGCCCTGTTTGTGGATCTAACCACGCTTTTTTCTTTTCAGACCATTTAAGTGTCATTAGTATGCTCCTTCTTTGCCAGTTGTCGATGTCACTGCACCTTTAACCGGATTTACAATTTTAGTATCGCCTTTACGATTATCTCCTTTGCGAGCAGGCGCTTGTTTTGCAGTAGCACGACCTGCTTTAGTAGCATCTTCGTGACTCTTTTCCTCTCGATCGTCTTTTTCTTTGCTTACTGTGGCAAGCATATCACGTGCACCTTTGGATGACATACTTTTGTCATTTAGACCTTCGTGATCAGATTTTCCATGAGCAGATTTTTTACCAGTAGACAATTTCTCAGAAAAAGTTTCTACTTCGTTTGCTGCAACACCGAATTGTACTTCGGTATCAAACAAAATGTCTAATGTTCCATCTTCGTTTTCTGATATGATTTCTCCATATCCATATTTGTCGTGCATTACTGCTTCTTTGGGTACACAGTTAGGAACCATTTTGCCACCTTTCTTTTTCATTCCGACCATTTTGTGAGAATCCCAGCAAGGGTCGTCGTCTTCATTTGCCTTTTGCAGTGCTTTGGATACACGTGGGTTATCAGCAAGACCTTTTTTCATCTTATTAATTTTCTTATATGCTTTCGTCATCTGCCCAGAACTTTTCTTAGCAATTTTTATTGCAGAAGACACACCTTCTTCAACCCCTTCTTCGACTTCTTCTTTCGCTGCTTTCTTCGCGTCAAGGTCTCGTCTTGCCGCTTTCGTCAAGATCTGACCTTTAGTAGATGCTTTTAATCCACAAGAAGATTCATATGCTTCGTGAGTGCCTTTACCATCGCAATGATCGCAACCTTTGCCATCGCACTTGGGGCAAACTTTTGCTTCGTCTTTCATTGCTTTTTTAATTGCTTTACGACGATTATGGAGATACTCATCAGAAGAATCTGTATCACCATCGTTATCGATGTCAGCATCCGCTTTTCCGACAGGATCCATTTTCCTTTTCTTTTCAACAACATCCTGCCATGCCGCGAAAACGCTATCGATAATTTTCCTATCCATTGTAACAGTCCTTTATAAAAGTTCTCTAAAATGAGTAACAAGTGCGGTAATAACACCAGCACCAATTAACCACATTACTTTTGATATAACATTCATGCGTTCTCGCATGGATATTACATGAGCATCAACATCGTCTAGTTTCTTAGACATTCTGTTGAGTCGTTCGTGTCCTTCAGCACGTCTTGTCTCAAGGTCAGCAATCTTTTCTTCTACTCTTGCCATGCCAACTATAACATCAGCAAGTTTGTCGAGTTTTTCCTCGATCCTTTGTAATCGATCTTCGTTCATCTGTTCCCATCCTATGTAAAGTTATTACGTTACCACGCCTTACATGACCAATATTTCGCTTTATCTTTTGGTCCAGGAGAGTCACAGTTGTGTCTCGCTCTAAACGATTTACGACGAGCAGGAATATGTTTCTTGATCGTCATGTTCTTATCGCCAAAATTTACTTTTGTTGCTTTTCCGTCACCATCTGGGTCTACGTAGACCTTAGACTTTTTTACATCACCTGCCGAGGGTTTGTTTAGTGTCACTTTCTTCCCTTGGTAGGTTGCCTCTTTATTAAGTTTATCTAACTCTCTTTTATAGAGAAGGTCGTCTAGTTTTTTCTTGGTGGCAGCTTTTTTCGGGTCATATTTCATATCACCGCTGCCTTGCGGTTTATTACGAAACTTGTCTATCGATTTTAGTTTTCTTTTTTTAGTCGCGCCAATTTTCATCTTAGGCAAGTACTTAGAACTACCGGCAGTCTCATCAAAAGTCTTAAACCTAATCATTTATATGTCTTCCTAAAATGATTAGCAGCGGCGGTTACGCCATCGTGTCCTTTATCTCGGATTAAATTCATAACTGCTGCTTTCTTCCCTAAAGGAAGTCTTTTGTGCAGATCAACAGCGTGTTGTAAATCTTTGTGCGCCATTTCTTTAGACTTACCGTTAATCTTAACTTTAACTTTTCTTCCACCCAAAGAAGGATGACTGGCATCTGCTGCTTTCGCTAATGTTTTATGAACAGCATCATGTTTGTCGTTCTTACCGATCTCAAAACTTAATGCCTTAGCACTCTTTTGCTGATTTGCAGTCCAGTCTCCTCCGGAAGATTTAGTACCTTTAGATGGACCACGACGAGCGCCACGCTTTGCTTGATTTGCTGCCTTACGTTTTGCAAGTTCTGCTCGGTCCTTGGCGGTCAATTCAGATATAAAGGTAGTAAAGGTTTTAAGATTAACAGATTCTTCATTAGCATTCTTCATCATGTTTTTTAAACGAGCAAGTTTGTCTAACTCAGAAGGTTTGATTTTTGCTTTCTTTTCCTTATCTCTGATACGATCTACTGATTTGCCATATTCTTTTGATGATTCTTTCTTGATAGGTTTCCGTTGATTCCTCATGCGAGCAAATGATTTTTCGCGATCATACTCTGCTTCCGCTTCTTTGTACTTTGCTGAACTACCTTTACCAATAGGTGTCGGCGCTTTTCTCCATGCTTCATCAACAGGTTCTTCAGAGACATTCTTACCTCTACCATGCTTAACGAGGTATGAACCAGATGTGTCTTTATGAACAACGCCATTATGTGCCTTGGCGTGACTGTATGCAGTATTCTTATCAAATTTACCCGCATTGCCTTTGTCCCGACCCTTCTCGCCTTTACCGCCTATGTAACCTTCTTCTTGTGTGGTTTCTTCCCTTTTTTGTTGCGCTTTTTTACGAGCAAATTCTTTATCTTTCTGGTACTCTGCTTCTGCCTCTTTATATTTTGCAGACTTAGCGAGCGATGCGCGAGACTTAAAAGGATCAGGACGATATCGAAAAGATTCTCCATGAATCTTACGGCCGTCAGTTCTGTGTACCGTTGCTTTGTCACCGACCCTATTGACTTTGTTTACACGATCAGCATACTTCTTTGCACCAGCTGATGAGGGATGATAATGCTTGATCTTCCTAGTACCGTCTTTTTTCTTAACGACAACAACATGTCCTGGCTTGTCAGTAAAGTCGCGCGGATCCATCGTTTCTTGCTGAACGATAGCGTCGTCGTGCTTGACCTTACGGAATTTAATCTTTCCGGTTGCTGGGTCTCTAAATTTGACCATTTTATAATCCGCCGATTTTGCTGTTTCGTTTTTCATAGATTTATTTATAATTTTTCTTATGTTTGCTATAACCTTTCTTTGCTTCTTTCTTTTTGTCAGGTTCTACTTTTGCTTTATTAAACTTGTGAGCGTTTTTAGCAACAGGATTACGCGGATTCCAAGGACGATCATATGTCGCTTCATTTTTATCAGGTGTTTTAACAACAGATTGACGATTTAGCTTGCGCGCACGCGCCAACCTAGCGCGGTCAAGCATCCTGTCGTGCTTATTCGCATCGACCTTTTTCTCTCTGTCGATCTTATTCTTCGCCATCTTGACTGGATCAATTGCATCAACGAGTTCTAATTCTTCTTCTGCTTGTCCAGGCGTAACTTTTTTTGCTTTTTTGGTTGATTCGGGTGTGCCCCACTCGGGTTGGTCTTTATACCAACGATCAGTTTTTTCAAAAAAGATTCCATCTAACCACTGACGAGTAACCTTACCTTCGTCTAAAGCAACGATTACGTAGTTGGCACCAAGTCTGTAGATGTATCCCGACTTACCATTCTCTTTTACTATAACTCTATCGCCTGGTTCGAACAACTCACCATTTATATACTTCTCTCTAGTTTTGCTGACAGTACCTAAATCAACATGCTGTTTAAAATCTGTTGCTTCGCGCATTCCCATGCCAGAACGAATATCGTTAAATAATCTTTTCGTTTCAGCGCTTGACATTTTAGAAGGAACGCCTTGTAAGAACGCAGTAAAATTATTATTAGCAGCGTTTTGTCTTTGTTTTGACGCCGACATTCCTTCGACTCCTTCGGAATCAGGATCTCTTGCTCCTGCAGAAACAACTCGGATTCGTTCAAAATTATAGAATCCATGCTTACCTTTTACTGAGTTATACTTGTTCAACAAAGTTTGAAATTCTATTACTCGATCGTCTCCGACAACCATAGTAATTTTTTTAAAACCTTGATCATACAAATTAGAAGCAGCGTCAAACACGTTCTTGATTTTTTTGTTGAGAATAATGTTTCTCGCATGTTTAGGAAACATTTTTCTGACGTGTTTAATTTTTTGCTGATAGATTAGGGGATTTTTTTTCTTGTCTTGCGATTGAGACAAATATATTTTATACGGATTTTTACCTGCTTTTCTTGAAAGCACGAATAATAATTTTTCGTGCCCAATAGTAGGCGGGTTCATTCTTCCGAATGTAAAAAATATCTCACGTTCTTCTTCGATGAGATATTGTTTAAATGAGGGTATCATCTATTTCTCGCTTTTTTTCGACCTTCTGTCTCTTTCTAATTTACGTACGACAGGAATGTTTTTCTTTGACATTCTGTCTATACGCCCTTTCATTTTATCCAAACGTTTTTCAATTTCTTGTCTGCGTTGAAATGGTAATTCGTTTTTTGACTTGCCTTTAGAAAGTTTTTTGAACAGGGTAGTTCGGGCGAGTTTGCGAGCGCGTTTTAATAATTTTTCTGGACTTGCTGACCTACGTTTTGCTTTTGCTCTGCCGACAGCAATCTTTGCTTTATATTTTCTCATTGAACGAGCGCGTTGTTTGCGTTGCTGAAATGTTAACGCTTCGTTTGTCTCGGTTTCACATGTACAACAGTTACAAGGGTCGCATTGGCAGGTCTGCCCTGCATTAATTTTTGCACAATCACAACAAATCGGACAACATCCAGTGTTTTCACCGAGTCTACGGCGTTTTTGGACCATATAATTAATATGATCGTCCATTCCTGGACGCCGCTCTACCATAACAAAATCTTTGAATGACATTGGTGCCATTATTACTTCCTCGTCGGTTTATCCCATCCCTTAACAATATCTGGCGAAAAGTTGTTGTATGAAAATTCCATTCTGTCAACAATCTTTACCGCATCACCACCTAATTTATCAATTGCAACATACCCTTCGGCACCTGTCACTTTATAACCTTTTCTGGTCTTTACAAAAGTGTCAATGTTCTGCAATTGATTAAGTTTATTTATAAGTTTGATTTTTGCAACTACAATTAGTTTCTGCAGTTCAAACATTTTAATTAAATTTTCTGTATTGTCGGGCGAAAAAAACGATAGGAGAGCATCAAGTTTCTTTTGTTGTCCACCTTTACCTTTGGCAGTCTTCCGTGCATCTATTTCTTTCTTATATTTTTTAGTGATCCACGCAACTAATTTTTTTGCGTGGGTTTTGCTGTTTCCTGGCATTTGTCCTGCTCGGACGAAGGTGTTGTTGAATGTTTCGATGTGTTGTGCGAGGTTTTGGTTTCCTTCCAATGTTCGTAATGTCGACCCGCTAATAGAATTGAAAAGAACTCCAATTTGTGATAGAGTTTTTTGAACATCTGCGGTCTCCCTTTTAGTCATGGTTGCGCTAGTGACGTCACGAAGGAATGCATCCTGCGACCACACGGCATTAGATTTTTTAAGTTTAGATACATTAACACCAAAAGAAGCGCTCATGGTTTCAAACGATCTACCCGTATATGAAGTATGCCATACAATACCCATCTTTGCTTTCTTAATAGACGCTGCTTGTTCTACGGGCACTGCATAAACGATAGTGTTGGGGTGGAAGGTTACATACTTCTGCCCATCAATCGTCTTAGTCTTTAGTTCAGACGAATCGAACAGAAAGTCTCCCTGAATGACGCCTTTGATGCCAAGCGCGGGTAGATGCTTGAGCGCAAGTTTTAACTTCTTATTGAGGTCGCCTTTCGTATCAGCGTCAATATCAGCGTCTGTTTTGTAGACCTTGGGGTTCTTATTGAAGATACCTTTCTTCGCTACGAAGAACTCTCCATCCCTAGGATCCGTCCCTGCAAAGACCGCAGGAGCGCCGTCCCACTTAACCGAAACCGACCCTCCAGATCCCCCGAGGAGGTCTCTGAGGTCTCTCAGAGCGAATATCGCTTGACGAGTACCCTTTACACCACCATAAAGAACCTTGTCCTCCACGTGTGTCATGTGAGTATTCTTTTGTTCCGATAATGTGTCTGCGAATGTTAACATTATGCAACGGGCAAACTAGAGAAGAACGATGCGTCTTTTACTTCTTTGTTATGGAATGTCGCAGAGATTTCACCACGGTTTGTGCCGTCAGGATCAGAACTCTTTTTCGTCTCGGTATAAATTTGAGTAAAACTTCTGGTCCGAATACCAGCAGTTTGTTGATTCCACAGAGCAGTTTGCTGACCTCCTGGGTCGACTGGGTCATCTCTGAATTGCCATCCTGTACGACCTGGTATGTCTTTATATGCCATCGAAATAATCTCGCAAATATTTCATATTATTTATAAGAAAAGTCACACATGAGTCGAGTAGGATACCCATCTTTACCCTGTGTATCTCTAATGTTAAGTTTAAATTTGTATGTGGACGATTCCATCTCAATATCGACTCGTTTACCCAAACCCGTTTTACCACCATAATAAATGGTTGCATTGGAAACCCGCGATGCCTTGTCCAACGCCGCTCTATCCATTTTTTTAGACTTTATGCCACCGCTGAGTTTGTGGATAATATGATATCCTTCGCCAATACCTGTCTTCATTAGTTCGTCAATCTTAGTTAGGCGAACACGTTTCACTTCAGGTTTTTTTAATCTTCCATTAAAAATATCACAAAACAACTTGGTCTCGATACCAAACACTTCTAACAATTTTTTGCCATCTTCGTTCTGTATGTTATATGCTTTAATATCATCTGGTGGTATGACCGTGCGAACTCCGACGTTAAAAAAAGTTGTCGTGGTTCCTAGTTTGAGGGAGAGATAAATCTCTTGCTTGTCAGTGTGTAGAGTGATGTCTGTAACTGACTTGCCGATGTCATATCCAGTTCCTTTTGGATTAGATAGACGGACTTTGGGAGTATAGAGCAAAGGTCGTTTGGTGTTTTCGCCGCCAACTACATCGACCTTAAAGGTTTTGCTCTTGTTTAGTTTGTAGGTTTTATCGAGATCAAGGATCGCTGCTTCCATGGCAGCATTAGAGACTTTTTTACCATCCCACCAGTCAAGCATTGCTTGAGCGAATTCAGGTTCGAACAGATTACCTCGGTTGTTAACGCCACGATTACCCGAAGATCCATTACCGAACTTCATGCTTAACGACTTTACCTTGACTTCGTTTTTAATTTTTTGTATTGAAATATCTTCTTGAATAGATCTTGATATGTTTACCGAACTTCTTTTTCCGAGATCAAGGTTTATCGGTGCATCAAGTTTAGGAAACTTTTTCTTCATGTACTCGAACAATAAGAAAAGTTCACCCTGCACAACCGGAGGGTGATTCTTAGTTTTCTTAGTTAATTCGTCTAATGTTTTTGGGAAAAAGTCGTATGCCATACCTCTATTTATAATCAGGGTAGCCTTTTGGGTCTTCTTCTGCGAGGGAGGTGAGTCTTTCTAGGACTTGTAATTTTTCTTTATTGGTATATTCTCTCCAGTTTAATATCTCTATTGCCATTCTCTTGCAACCAATGCAATATACACCCCAAGTCGGGTCCATAATGCAAACGCCAATGCAAGGAGAGGGTACGAAACCATCTACATCATCGGAGTTCAATAGAGAATTTCCATGCAAGGAAATGCACACAAATACAATAAAAGGAAGGGTAATTCAAAGCTGGCACTGCATCGTCTAGATATATCAAAACCGAAGGTGTTAACGCAAGTTCTCGATACGGTTTCCAACTGTTCTCATAATCGAATTTTAATTTCATTAAAATTTTCCTTCTATTTTCTCTAGTTGATAAGGGTCCGAATTTGATTTAACTGCACCGAGAAGTGTTATTAAAACATCTTTACGTTTGACGACCGCTGTGGGGTGTCCATCGCAGTTTTTGTGAAGTTTGATTATACAATCGTTAAGGTTACTTTCCTTAACCCACACGCTCGTCAGATACATGATGTCTTCCCAGATATTTATCATTCCGCCAGGAGGATAGTATTTGGTTTCTTCGTATGTTTTAGAACCGTCTGGTTCAGTGTGCATGTCTATCAGTTTTAGGTTGGGTTGTAATTCCATCAACCACTCCTTTTCCATTACAAGTAGGACACACGACTTTGGCAGTTTCTTCTACCATAGCAGTCTTTAGCAATTTACGTGAGATATTACCAAAGTCGTGTGCTGCCCAAACACAAACACCAAGTTTCATTGAATGACCAACTTCTATATTAGCATTTTCATCATTAAGTGTCAACCCCAATTCTTTAACATAAACCCCTTTTCTGATTTGATCAATAAGGTATCCTGTTTCCCAATTATGGGGTACTATGGGACGAAGTGCTTCAAGCAGAGTCGGCATTTTTTTCATCAACCACGTGTGTCATTCGTTCACCGTCAAACACGTTATCCTCGATACATTTGCCACACTTATTACCTATTTTAGAAATGAGAAACGAATTTTCTGCAAGCATTTTTTGGGTGATAGCATTACAAATACAAACGTACATTATTCTTTATATTTACCGTAAGACTCCCAACGAACACGAGACCAATATTCTATAATTTCCTGATCATTAGGCCATCCTTTTTTAGGAAGTCCAGTAAAATCTTGTTGCTCATAAGACATTCTAGAAACCATTTGAAGAAATTTAATGTCGTTTTCAACCATATTGAGCAAATGATATTTTGTTTTTTCTATTTCATCGTCCCAGTCTGTTACTTGTAAAATCTCATCTTGATCGATTTGCCTAGAAGGAGCATATTGAAACATACCTATATCTTGCATACCTTGATGTAAAGACCATTGTGGAGGAGTCATAGTAGGCACAACGATAAGGCAAGGTAAAGATAAACATCCTGCAATATGCGCGGTTCCAGAAGGAGGCGCTATATGAAATCTAGCATGAGACATGGTATCCATTAGTTCATATGGATCAGAATATCCATTAGTGACAATCGCAGTCCAACCTCTATTTTCGATCATCTCAATAATTTTTCTTGCGGTTCCTTGTCTTATGCCTTTATCTCCAAATCTTTCAGATTGAATTGTAACGACCTTTGAGTTCGGATCTCTTTGAGGTTGTTTTGCTTTCCAATAAGGAACAGGAGTATATCTAAAAGTAATGAGTTGATAAGGAGAAATTTTATTTTCATCGCACCATTTTTTTACATCCTCTCTTGATCGCAATCTTTCAGAACGTAGTTCTCCGCCGTCAATAAAGTTTTGAAGAGATTCTTTCGTGTTCCACAACACTTCTGGTTTCCATATAACTTCATTGGTTACAGGATCTCGAACGTTGTCGAAAAAACTATCAATAATACTGTGTGTACCTTCCCAATCCCATTCAATAAACTCGCATGGGACTAAACAATCTTCGACTAATGTTTTTATTTGATGGACTCTCTGACAACCCAAAACATGAACGGGCATAATAAAAGCGACCCGTATTTTTTCGCCAAGAGATTCTGCAAAAACTTTAATAGCAGAAATTCCTTTTACTGTATCTCCGAATCCAGAATTTTGTCCAGTCCAATAAAGTGTTATCATAAGTATGCCTCGTTAAATAAAAAGGGGGAGTTGCCTCCCCCTATATTTATTTACACTGCGGAAGCAGCGAGCGCCTTGTAACCAGCAGAGATTACAGACTTAGAGGGAGTACCAAGACGGTAGAAACCTTTGGTTACACCTTTGCTGTTGGTACGCTCATTCAAATACACAGGGAACCCTGAGAATCGAATGTTTTGAATCACCGCGTGTGGGTTTTTAGCACCGAAACGAGAAGTGATTTGCTTTGCGGTCAATTGCTGACCGTCCATGAGTGCGTTTAATACGCGAGTCGCTTGAGACATATTGTCTTTTCCTATTTTCATTTAAAGTTACCAGTACAAGTCAACAAGAAAATCTTGTAGATCAAATGCTTCTACTTCCCAGGGCAGACTTCGATAATAACTCTCTGTCATTTTGGGTTTCATACAAGCAGTGAGCATTTTATTGCTCATTTCACCTCGGATGTTCTGTTTAGCGTGTACAAGTTCATGTGCCAACGTGTTGGCAATTTCCTTTGCCGAGTAGGCAAAGTTCTCGTCGTCAACGATACATCGTCGAGACAGAGATATGTTGATGTGTTGCGTGCCTTCCGATTTACCGAAATTAACGCAGCAACCAGCATCATTATCTTCTAAGTTCTTCACGAAATCAACCTGGATGTAGACATCACGTTTAAGGTCTTTCGGAAAGAAATGATTTATGACATCACAAGCAAAATCTTCTAAGCGATTAAGACTTGGTGCCCTGCCGTTCATTACTAAAGTAATCATGGTATATATTCTAACCTATTTTTTAGATAAAAGCAACTATGCATAACTTCTTGAAACAAAACGAATTTTGTCTCTAGGTTCAGGATAGATCCACTGACAGTTTACGTAACCTTGCACCAAACGTTTCGCTTGGCGCACTACGATGACGACTGAAGGATCTGTGTTCGCGCCGAAGTTAAGCAACCGATCTACCTCGATCAATGCTTGTTGCCGACCTTGAACTTCGATCGTTCCAGTCTTGCCATCCATCAAGTACTCAACTTGAAAACTTTTCAGCGTTTCGTTTTCCGCTTCTTCCTCTATATGCCTGTTGATAATTTCGTTACAGACATGCAGGGGAATCTTAGAAACACGTTTGCTAAGAGTCTCGTCAAGAATAACCCGCCGAAACTTCAGCGGGATATCTTTGTGGTTTTTAAAACTCATTACGCTGCCTCCGCCATTTCGATAGCAAGGTTTACTGCCTTAACTTTACGAGAAGAGTTGTTGCCGTACCAGGAGGATACGAGTCGCGTTTCTGAGTTACGTCCTAGAACGTGGTCAGTCATGTACGTGACAGAATTGACTGCGTTCCACCAAGTACCCATAGCAAAGTTTGCACCTGGCTGAGTTTCTAGAATATCTACTGCTTGTTTAGCACTAGTGCTAAGGTCAGAGTAATCCTTAACCTCTTTGCCTTTGGTATTAGAATGTGGGAAAACAGAATTCATATACTGAATCACATCAGAGAATTTTGCTTTCTTCTTCGACAAGAACGTAGCGAACTCTTTGTACTGCTCAAACTTCTGATGAGCGATACCAAGTTGCTCTCTAACCATCTCGGGATTAAACTCCCTACGGTGATTAAGGGTCACTTCGTTCTTTGATGTTGCGCTCAGGGACATCTGGAGCGTGTTGTTACACACCACTCGCGTTGGTGTCATACGAATGTTGAGCGTCTTACCATACGTATGAGGATTAGTGAAGAGCATATAATTATCGATCTGGTCACCAGGCAACACGTCAAACGACTCGTTGATCTTAGCGAGCACCCAAACAATTTTACCGCCCATCAGAGAACCAGCGGTATGCATTTCCATATCGCCAGCAGCGCAGTACTCGTTGAAGAAGTCGAATGCTTCTAAGTTCTGAACTGGTTCCCAATCATTACCAACAATGTCGAGGACTTTATTGTCACCGTCTCGTAACAATGCCATCTTGTTAGGGACAGTGATTCCGTCTAGGATGTACATTCTCTGCTTGCTTACAGACCAATCTACGCCAGACTTTTGCATCATCTGGACAGGAGTAAGGTCGTTAGACACTCGCTCGCCCAGACCGTGCCAAGGCACTTCACCAGCATACGCCATTGTTTCTATTTCATGACTCATTCTATCACTCCTTTCATAATATTAAAATTTTAAACGTAGGAACAAACATCATCCCAGATGTCAGCAACCTCTTTACCAGTCATAAACCCAGCTTCCTGAGCAGCATCATCAGAACCGCAAGTTGCTTCAATAAAGAGAGAAGATGCCATAATTTGCCAAGCAGCACCGAACAACGTATCATGACGTTTGATAATAGAAGCAAGTTCATTAGCATCAGCACTTTTACCCTGAAGACAATCATTAGAGTACAAACAAATTTGACCGTCGTCGATTGAAACAAAGTCAATTGCGTGAGGAATCACGTCATGTTTTGCGATAATTTCAAGAGCGTTTTTCATTCTTTGGTTCATGTTAGTTCCTTTTTGTTTATGTTATTATTATAACATATTTTAATAGAAAAGAAAACCCTACGTAAGTTATTGATTTACTTTAAGTTTTTGGTGCTCTTTCAGGTCCGATATTTCTTTCTTAGAGAGATCGCGAAACTTTCTTCTGCTTACGCTCCATTGTTTCTTTGGTTTCAGGTACCTCACTTCTTTATATGCATCAGGACCATAGAGTGGCACGAACCCAATGAGATTAGTACCAGAGGTAATGTACACATGGTTCTTCTGGTCATAGGCACACTTCTCCCAACTAGTGGTTTCCAACCTGTACCTTCCCTCGTATGCTAAGTGCCTCAGCGGGTCTCTATCGTCCCCTATCATCATATTATCTCCTCTTCTTGATCAATTAGATCGAGAACAAAGTCCAAGGCATCAAGATAACCTTCATCATAATCATCTCTAGAAGACAACTCTACTAGACTAATTTTCTCATTAATAACAAACTTGATATGTTCAACTAGAATCATTTCAAATCCTTTTCCTTACATCAATTATACCGTACTGCAGCATGAAAGTAAACCATGTGTAAGTTGTTGATTGGTTTACTCTTTTTAGCGCATAAAAGAGTAAACAATCCACGCTTTTTAGCGCATAGAAAGGAATTACTGGGGGGAATATCTATTCAACTCAGTATCGTATAGACTATTTTCTAAAAAATCAACCAGAATGTCAATTTCTTCTTCTGTTAGACCGAGCGGAGTGAATCTGTAGTCCAGATATTCTGTGGGGATATCTGCCTGAGGGATCGCATTGTTCTTATACTCAACGACCTGCCGGACAGATGCAAACGAAGCACCATGACCAAATATGTTTGTGTCTCTCAGGTTGTACAAGGTCGGAATCTTGAATTTGTAGTTGTCAAGATCCTGTTTAGTAAACCCACCTCTTCCTTTTCGGACGTTCTCGGAGACTTCTCCGACTATAAAATTCATAGCATCAAGATCGGCAAACCCTACTGCCATAAACACCTCATCCGCTGGAGCATACTGCCTAGAACTGAGAGCGGGACCAGTATGACAGTTGCTACAACCAGCATCGCCGAAGAATAATTGCGCGCCTTTCAATTGATTGTCAGTCATAGCAGTTTTATCTCCGCGTAACCATTTCTGGAATGGTGCGCGATTAGTGAGAACAGTACGCTCATATGCTGCCATCGATTGAGCAGCAGAAGTCACATCCTCGATTCCAGTCAAGCGATGGACACCTATCGCTGCTGCTGCCTGAGTTTCGACTCCACTCCATTGCCTTGAGTTGTTTTGTTTTGGGGTATCTTCGGTCATCAAGATCGCAGGATCGATCCCTGCATTGATAATGCCGTCAGGTGAATTACCAAATTGTCCGTTCCAAAGCATCACTTCTTGGTATGCGACATTAACAATCGTCGGCGAAGCAATGGGTTGAACGTCGACATCGAGTTCTATATCGTATCCGTCACATTCTAAGCAAATATCCGCGAGAACTCTGTTCGATCCTTCTCCTACTCCACCTTCACCAATACCCTGAGCAATACCTGATTTAAAACCAGATGGGGCATTGTGGCAAGAAGCGCAGGAGAATGTACCATTTAGTTCAGGAATTTTGCCTATACCGACTGACGTGTCATGGAATATAATTTTACCTTCCTCAACCTTTTCTTTAGTGATCGGGTTCAATGGGTCCTGAGGGATAGAGTCATAGTCATCGCTCTCTGGTAGAATGAAAGCATCAACGTCACCTATAATTGACAATAAAATATCAGACTCTGTCGGAACAGAAACTGGTTCCGATGTTGTAGAATTCCCTCCGGACCCGCCACACCCTGAAAGGACGAAGAGGCATAACAAGATAAACAATATTGTTATTATACAATCTAAGACCTTTGTTACTATAGTATAAAAATCCATCAATACATTTCCGCAATTTCTTGAGCGTACTTGGGGTTGGTTACTGGGACTGCGTTGGATTTGTGGAGCTGCCCGATTCCGATAACGAAGTCGCCTGTGTACTGCTGGGACTCTCTTTTGTCGCCTCCTGCCTTTCTTGGAGTAAGAGGTGCCGACGAGTAGCGTTCTGTCTCTGCCGCACGTTCGCTTGCATACGTCTTTGTTGGTTGGTATTCCTGAAACTTAGGCGCGACATATTTGACACAGACTTCTCCTTTCGGTTTACGAGGTTTGCGTTTACGACCATTGTAATCGTATTTAGTTGAACCAAAAATTCGCATCAGTAAACTATCTCCTGAATTATTTGCCACGCTTCGTTCAGTTCTTGCTTTGACTCTTCATCGGATGCTATAGAGTCTTCGCTATAAGAGGTTAATGCTTGCCAGACTACCAGCATTGCTTCGTTCTTATCCATTACGCTGCCTCTCCCATCCGATCGAACATAAACAGAAATTCATCCAAGCTGCCTTCGAAGACTACCTTCCAATCGTCCATCGGGTAATCCTCGATATGACGAACAACAAGTCTTTTACCAGTTACCTCATAGCGAAAATCGATGTCAGCGTGATCCTCAGCAGCGCTGGTGAATTCAGCACGATCATTAGCACGAAAGAATTTTGCTGCCAGATGGGCAAATCGGTTTTCTTGAAAGTTTACTGCCTTGCGGAAATACTTCGCAGCGCCATGCAGATACCCATCATGGTGGATGTAGAAAGTTTGACGACCGAAGTATTCAGAATCAAATTGGTAGGTTGCTCTAGTAGACATAACGCTCTCCTTGGTTTCAATACATATATTATACTAAAAATTGCCCCGAAGGGCAACTTATAGTAAGTTATTGATCTTTAAGAGAAATTTCACCCAACTTTTTAAAGGGAAGAGGAAAATCATGAAGGCGACCTTCAAATTTTAAAATATTAAAATCATCAGGGTGAAGCGGAATATATTCGCGTCCAGGGTAGTTAATTAAGAACCGCTGAATTCGGTCTTCTAAGAGTACTTTTTCCATTTTTTATCTCCTTAACAAGAAACCTTATTATACCGCGAAGATAACAAAACAGAAACTCTACGTAAGTTATTGATCTTAATCAGCATTTAAGTCCGTCAAGGGATTGCCAACGTTACGATCTGTCGCATGAGTTTCGAGTTGTCTACCCTGAGTGCGTCGAACGATATCATCTCCATTAAACTCTGCCCAATACAACTCAAATGCAACGCCATCATCTACACCAACAAACTGATGCCACTTGCCTGGTGCCACTTTGTAGTAGTCACCCGCTCTTAGAATTGTCTGATCACAGAGATGAGGTTTTTCTGTGCGTGGTTCATCTGTCCACGTCTTTACCATCAAGGTGCCGGACTCTACGAAGAATCCATTCCACTTGGTTTTGTGATAGTGTTCACTACAACAGTGGTTTGCTTTAAACTCTATTCGATGGAACTCGAATGAAGATGTATGTTCTATTAGTTGGGTGTTACCCCAGATTTTACCTGATTTCATATTTTCTGTCTCTGTTAAAATAACAATTATTCATGTATTTGATAAGTTGCTTTGACGGTACGCTCATCATTTCTCTAGTTACTATAAAATTGCCTGCGATAGAGACTCTTTCTTTTTCTGACATATTGTACTGCACATAGTGAGGATAAGAACCATTTAACAGTATCATCTCGGATGCCTTTGGTTGTATCATAATCCTATTGTCAAAAAAATTAGGAGTGAATGTAAGTGCGCCCGTTTCTTCCGGAACGTCCACATAATAAATCCATGACAATGCTGCAGGATCCAATTTATTAGTATGTATATGTGGTTCTGCCATCGTTTTTGGTTTTATAATATGACCCCAAGCGTAAAGGTTTTGCTCCTTGAACCTGCTGTCTATAGAAACAAATATCTGTTTGACTACTTTTAGTAAATCAGATATTTTATCGAGATCAATTTGTATTTCATTGGGATCGTAATACATATGATCTTTTGAGCAGGATAAAACGTAATTCCTTAGATAGTCGTTATCAACTATGCCGGAAAGGTCCATGCTATGGACGCTGAGTTTTAAAAGTTCTATCTCATTAGACTGTATTTTCATACCAATTCACAACAGTTTCTACTCGAAAAGAACGCCATGCATTTTTGTCTAGTGACCAGACTACCAGGTGCTCATTCTTTTCCTGTTGCTCTAATACTTCAGGAACATTCTTATCTGATAATTCGTGGTTCAATGTACAAGGCATAACACGCAGTTCGCCAGTGTCAATTTTGGTAAACTCAACGGTGACTGCTCCTTCTTTTGCTGCTTTAATAAATCCTTTCACGTTCTTCAATCGGTTTCTTCCTTTAATTGTAAATAAACATCTTCTAGAACATCTGTCAGTCTGACCTTTTTCTTCACAGTAAGTGACCAGAGATAAGACAGAAGTATATAGATCATCATACTCTCCTTCAAGGTCATTCTCTCGCATCAGAATTTGAATTCGAGTGAACATAACATCAGCGGTTCCTCGCGATTCACCATTCCACTTGTCGTTCATGCAACTTCCCGCTTCGTGTGAGCAAGGCAATAACCCATCAGGTTCTCAGGTGTCGAGATTTCATAAGGATCTTCCTCGTGGTCGTCTTTCATACCTGCTTCTGGGAATACTGCTTCTACGACCATATCATCCACAACAATAGCATAACGCCATGAACGTATGCCAAAACCAAGGTTGTCTTTTGTGACCAACGCTCCAACTGCTTTTGTAAAAGTTCCTGATCCATCGGGAATAACCTCCACGTTCTCTAGGTTTTGTGCTTTTGCCCAAGCATTCATAACGAACGAATCGTTTACTGACATGCAGTAAATTGCGTCAATGCCTGTGTGCTGCATTTGCTCAAACTTACTTTCAAATCCAGGGAGTTGAAACGTTGAACACGTTGGAGTAAATGCTCCTGGTAGAGAAAACAAAATTACTCGTTTGCCTGCAAAATAATCAGCGGTAGTCTTGTCTTCCCACTTGTACGGGTTGGTGGTTTTACCTTCCATCTCAGGGTCTCTGACTCTGACATGAAACGTAACATCAGGTAATTTATCGCCTTTTTTAATCATAAGTATCTCCTGTATCATAATTTGTTAATAACAACTCTTTTCTATTACCTTCATCTTCACGATACATTTTACCTGAATGCATCGTATAAGTCAAGTCCCATTCTTTCTGAAACCAATCTTGATACAATTCACGCAAAACTTCATTAGAGTTGTATGTGATCATCACATTACCCATAGAATCTTGTGCACGTTCATAAAAAAGATAGTGATCAAAATCTGAGTGGTGTTTACCTTTTTTACCATACAAGAATGATTTAATATCATAAGGCGGATCGGCGAAAACAAAATCCGTCGCACTGCAGTCCTCCAAAACTTTTTCGTAATCAAAGTTGGTTATAACCCAAGACTCAATAAGTTTAGAATACTGAGGAAGTCTTTCGATAATGTTTCTCGAAAAATTTGACTTGCTGGCAGCGGCAGAAAATCCAGAAGATTCCCCAAGACCAGAAAAGCTGCACTTGTTACAAATAAAAAAACGAACAGCACGCCCAAAAGAATCAAGAGATCCGCCGAGCGCTTCTCGACTTTCAAGAAAAAGATCTCTATGCGATTGATCAGCGTCTTCATATGACTCTGCCTTCAGTTTGTAGTTTAGGACAGCACTATATAGCGCATCGCCGTTTTTCTGAAGTTGCGACCAAAAACAAAACAAGTTCCCATAGATATCGTTGACCCAGACTGGTACGTCAGGATATCTCTTGGTAAATTCAATGGCGACAGAACCACCACCAACAAACGGTTCACGATATGCAGTGATGTTTTCAGGCAAGTGATCGAATAAGAACTTAGTTGCTCTTGATTTACCGCCAGGATATCTAAGAGGAGTTTTTAATTTTTTTAAGGGTAATGACTCTGACATCGCAGGATACTCTTTGTGGTTTAGATTCATCAATTATAACAGGTCCGCCATGAAAAGTACAATGTTTTTCGTCGAACCTATTAAAATGTTTTATCAATAAAATTTCATTTGGTTCTAAGTCGTCAAAAGAATACCAAGAAACTTTATCGTCATAATAGGGAAAAAGACTTTTAGACCAATTGTATATTGGCATTTCTTTATCTACCGCTTTTTCAAAAAAAGACATGTCAACTGTTTGTAAATCTGCCATAATTAACGGTGCATTAGTATTTTTTGATCCGCCATTAACCCAAAACCCAGTCATTCTAAACCAATCCTCTGATTTATACTCTGGACAAAATTGTTCAGTTAAAGGATGATCTTCATTTATTTTAAAATGTTTCCAGAAATCTGCGTGAATATATCTAGTAGTTTTTATTTTTGGTCTTCTGACCATACGAGGAAAACAAAAACTTTTAGTATCTTTTGGAAAAAAGTCATGCGCTACTTTGGTAAACCTTTTTCTTAAAGACTCAGTACTAAAGTAATCAAAATCATAATCGTCTGTTATGACTTGCATACCATTAATGTCTAGATTAAAATCAAAACCCGACTCTCTCCAAGGGGTAGGTTCTATATCAAAAATACCATCTTCAAATTTATATTTCATTTAAACGCTATCACCCTAGAATCAATGGACTTCCTTGGTTCATAATTAGATCTGAAACCAGTAGAACCGTGCACATTAGCAAAAGGAAGACCGTTTGCTTTTCGATCAAAACTAAAGTGGTTGAATACAAGAGTTTCGTTTGGTTTTAAATCGTCAAAAATATACCACCTAACGTTTTGAGTATGTTTATAAGTTGTGAAATGTCGAATTGCATGCTTTGTTATTAATCCATGATACCCTTTTTTCATCATAATGTCAACAAAATTAGTGTCTTTAGGATACCCAAGATTATTTTTTATAAAATATTTCGCGTCCTCGGTAAGAAAGTCCGGGTCTAATAAATTTTCATTTGCCCAATCTTCTCCACCTTCTTCTTTTTTAAGATCAAATTTTTTACCAAGAACAGAAAGTCTATTGAAATTATTTCTTGCAGTGTTACCCAACAAAGGGTCGAAAGATCGGTTGCCATAACTAGCATAATTATCTAAGGATAATGTAGATAGATCTGACACGCAAAACCCTTGAGAATTAGGAACAGAACTTAGGTTTTTCCAAAACCCCAGGTACAATGCTTCCCTAGAGTAAGCTTCAGAAATATCGATTCCTTTTCTAGCAAAATTTTTATCAATAAAATCTGGCACAAACATATCGACAGTAACGTTGTCTAAATCTAAATGTGCTAATTGAATTGATTGAACTGTTTTTGTCGCATCTTCTCTGTAATGATATATTCGACAACACGCAGCAAAGAAATGCATTTTCTCTACTAAATTCTTTTCAACTTCTTTATAGTATTCAATTGCCAGTTTCTTATCAAAAGGAACGCTCGTTGCTCTAAAACCAACTTTGCTAGTATCTGTATTTTCTACTAGTTTTTTTATCAAATTGGGATCGATGTCATCTTGAATTACTTGAATACCATTTTTTTCTAAAGTTAATTCTGCATCTCTCCAGTCATATAACTCTAATGTTGCTACGTCTATTTGATTTTTTTCATCATTGAAGTAGAGTAATTGGTCTTCAATTTTCGGCGTCATCATCTTTGTTATACACTTTAAAGTTTATGCTACCTGTAGGACTCAATGAGTTAAGAAAGTCTTCAAGCGATTCTTCTTCGTTATGAGATTTACCAACTTGGATTCCCATTACAAAAGATTCAAGTTCTGTTGGTGAAAGAGACTCAAGATAATAATCAAACTCTTCAATAGATTCTTTTATTTCTTTTTTTATTTGATAGTCTTCTAGAGAAATTACATTGCTCATAATACTGCATCCAAATGGGTTTCAGTATTATTTATTAGGGTTGTCTCTTTTGTTATCCACTGAGAGAAACCCCTTTACCCATTTTTATAGCGTCCCATTGCTCCGGAGTGACCTCATTTAATCTGTCTTGTTTATACTTGCTATTATATTCGGGGTATGGACCATATGCTGGATCTCGAACCTCCGGATTCTCTTGATCGTGTATGTCCAACTGGATCAGAGCATAGTGCAGAATCTTCATGATGTCTTTACGAGCATCAGCAGGAGTTCCTTTGTTACCATATCGTTTGGCATACTTTATGACGTTTCCAAGGCAAAACCCAGTGCCATGACCACTATCAATAATAATATCAGTCGCTTGGTACTTATCTGTCGCATAATGTTGGTCGTATGTGTGGTCGACATATCTTTTAAACTCCTTGATGAGTTGTTCTTCATTAAATTTATATTTCATCAAAAGTTAATCCTTCTTGATTTAAGTATATTATACCAAAATTTGTTATTAATTTATACCCTAAAAAATCAATTATTTCAACTTCCGGCATATTAGAAAGAAGGAACCCCCTCACTTGCGTAAGAGAGTTCCAATTCTTTTTTTCAACAAGTTTATATAGTGGGTTCACGATACAGATGCAAGACGTTCTTCAGGTAACTCACCTCGAGTTACCAAAATAGATATGACTTCTGCTATTGTACAATGCCCAAATTTCCTGTTGTAACATCTTCGTACGACCGCGCCGTTTTCCCTAGTAGTACGACCACCCCCAGAATAATCCTCGTCATGCGCCCAATCAGAATCGTCAATCGTTAAGGGTTGATCATCAATAGCGCAACGAAAACCTTGGTGAACTAAAACATCATAACGCTCGTCGCGTTGTAACGATCGTTTAGAATCTAAACAAACCACACCAAACTGTTCTAAGAAATCTTCTCCTTCGAGTGTACTATACTTCTTGATTAGTTCGTAACAATGCATTTGTTTTTCTGGATCAGAAAAAGATTTGCCGTTAGAACGCATGAAATCTTTTACAAATTTTTGAACTCCTTTGTATACCGTCGTTTTCGAATCAAGATCGGTCGCTTTCCCAGTCAAAATACTTCTGGTATATTCATAAGATTCCTTGAATTTACTCCAATCTTTTATTTTAAAAGAACCGAACTCCGCAAGAACTCCGAAAAAGAACAACTGAAAAAACTCAAAAGAAGAATTGTTATGGCGCATTCCAGTATGGATTTTTACTTTCATAAAGTCAGACCAAAACTGACTAACAATATCATTACTCGCTTTTGACAATGTAATCTTTTCTTCTACAAATTCTTCAATATCGCCATAACCTGTTGCACAATGAAGTCTGTGATGCGATTTCATAGCAACTAAAGCAGCGTACTCAAACCATTTGCCGGAAGGATTCCACTCAGTAGACCAATGAAGTGGTTTATTTTTGCCATCATTTCCTTCGAAATATTCAAAAACCTCTCGAACCATATAAGGTTCTACTCGATTATATTCTGGCACTATTTTTACAATTTTACGAATTTCTTCCAAGAAGAGTGAAACGTCATCTGCCATGATCATATTCATTGGAGAAACTTTGGTTCCCTTGTTTAATTGTCTGAATAAAAAAGTAGCAGTATAATCATTGCATTCTGCTATTTGTACAGGAACATAGATATTAGAAGGATCGATCGCCATTGTTTCGCAGAACTCATTAAAGTTCATACCATCAATAAGAAGTTCGCCTTTTATCCATCTAAGAAGATAACGACATCGATGCCCACCATCAATGGTAATAAAAAGGAATCCGGGATATCGTTTTTTTAACTGTTCGTCATCACCAATCCAACGGAACGTTAACATCCCTGTACCGAGATCGACCAACGCTTTACACACATCAAAAGGTTTATTTTTATCACCTTCTTCTCCGCGTTGTCCTATAGGGTCCGGATTGATTTTTTGACTGACAAGAAAATCTATAAGGTCTTGAAGAGTCCATGTCATGTAAGTCATTGATCCTGACACCATGAACCCGAAAAGGTTTCTGAACTTGTTATTAAGATTAATTGATTTATTTTCTAACGCAGAACGAATTGATTGCGATGCTATCATTTTGTTAACTCCTAAGTTGACGACCCTAAATCGGATCTAGTTTGAACTTCTATGGCGAAGTTCCTTACCACATATTATATCATATGTGCACAATATATCAAACTCTATGTAAGTTCTTGATTTATATACTTATTTACGTTAGCGAGCGATTGATTAATAACTTGGTGCATGTCAAGATATTGATAAGTTCCACACCTACCGATAAAAGATACTTTGTTATTTTTGCGCTGTAAATACTTTTGGTAAATTTTTTGATTGGTTCCTTCTATATCTTTTACAGGATAGTACCGCTCCATGTTGTTGTCCTTATAGTCGCAAGGAAACTCATATGTCAACGTAGTGTTGAGAGGATTTTCTCCATGATTCGGAAACAGTTTCCACTCAGTAACGCGAGTCGGTCCATCATATGTTGTGAAGTTTGTCGTTGCTGTAGTAAAAACATTATTCTGAGGAAGCGTAACAGTTTCAAACTTTATCGAGCGATATGGTAGTTCGCCGTATTCAAAGTCATAGTATTCATCGATAGGCATACTGTTAAACACATGGTCGTGAGCATCTTCCATGCCGCGCATAAACTGGACACCAGTTTGGACTTTAATATTTTCGTGATCAAATATTTTTTCAAACATTGCGGTATAACCATCCGCTGGCATTTTCTGTATGCTGTCGTTTGGAAAATAATATTCGTTGTAATCATCTCGAACGGGAACTCGCTCCAAGATTTTAGGGTTGAGTTCTTCAATATCTTTGCCCCACATCTTTTTAGTGTAAGGGCGAATGAAGACATCAACTACATTTTCTTCACCGATCAGGTTTTTAGTTTCTCTGTTAACAGGTAGAACATAGTACTCACCGTCTGTGTGTTTTGCCAACACCTTATGCTTATAATCTATCCAGTCAGTAAACTGAGACATCCATTCAAAAACTCTTTCGTTGCTGGTGTGGAAAATGTGCGGACCATATTTGTGCAAACGAACACCGTGTTCATTAAAGTAATCATAAGCATTGCCACCAATGTGTGGACGCTGATCTATCACATTAACACGGTGCCCTGCCTCTGCTAACTCTCTGGCATAAACCGCACCAGCGAATCCTGCTCCGACTACTAAAAAGTTACGCATCTAAAATCTCTAAGACTAGTTGATCAGAAATGTTTTTATCCATAGGTTGACTATCATAATACGCTATTTTTTGATCAGAAGCAAGTTTCTTCAACTGTCCTTCGTCCATATCCTCTAGCATTTTACAATTAAGACCGACATAAGGTTCGCCAAACACTGCACCTTCCCGCTCGTCACAGATAAGAATCGACTCAACGTCAGCAGTTTGTTGCGGTCTAGCACGCCACCAACCTGAACCAGCATGCCAGTAACCTGCCATCAAGATACCCCACTGTTTGTCAAAAGTTTCTACCATCGCTTGTTCTGTTAGTCGGACTTGTTTCTTCGCCTTGGAACCATACTGCTTGATTTCCCAGGTAACATCCGCAGTCATATTATTAAACCACTTTTCAGTTTCACCTTGGATAAGTCCAGCAAAGTTAAACACTTTTTGTTTTTCTGCCTTAAACAATCCAGACTTCTTGGGCAGTCTTCTTACTGAGTATGGCGGGGGATACCAAGCAAAAACTTTATCCTTATTCCAGGTAGGAAATAACTTCTTGTAGTCTCCACCTAAATGCGCTGGTAAGATAATAGTCGTATCCTCTTCAGATATTCTGCTGATTGCGTCACGAAACGCAGTCTTCCATTCTGCTTTCAAAGTTTTTTCTTTAACCACGTTATTTACATAGTAATCGTTGGTGATCGAATCTAAAACTTTATCAACATCTTTTTTCCATGTGCTAATATTTTTCGGCGACTGCCAATCTTCGATAGCAAAGATAGCATCAGGTCTCTGAGCGATAGTCCAGAGTGCACTGTAGATGTATGAATTAAATGGTGAGATATGCATTAGAAACACAATCACCTTATCATAGGAAGAAAGGTTTTCGCCAATGGTCACAGGTTTTTGTATGACGGTATGTCCGAGCGCTTCTAAGTTTTCAACCAAACTGACGTGAGCAAAGCAAACGCCTAGTTCAGAAGTCTTGTGAAAGTCGCGCGTAACAGCACCGCGAGTAAACCCTGTCACCAAAATTTTCATACTATATTCTCAAGAGTTTTAGTTGGGGTGATAAACTTAGATAGAAACGGCACCTCAGAGCGTTCAAGGTCTCCTAGGCGGCGATCGCCTACTACCACTTCAAATTGCTTACCATATTTTTTAGTGTAGGTGTCAACGTACTCACGGACCGTATAAGAGTTGCCTGAACCCAAAGGTTCGTAGTCTGTCATTGCTCCCGGTTCTTGCACTGCACGAACCAAAGCATCGGCGATATCTTCTACATGAACGTAGTCGCGAACACAGGTGCCGTCCTTTGTATTATAGTCATCACCAAAAATTGTAAATGTACCAGTTTCTTTTGCCTTTTCGATTGCTAATGGTAGACCTTCTGGGTTAGTTGGATTGCCTCCGCCAACGTTATAGAAACGAAAGATCGTATACTCTTTGCAAACGTCTTTGATAATTTCTTCGCACATAACCTTAGACTTACCATACGGAGAATCGGCATCGAACGCTGCACCTGTAGAGGCGAATATCATTTTAGCATTAGGAAACGTTTTAAGTATGTTAATGGTTCCAGAAACATTTGTGTCATAATACTTGAGCGGATCTCGAACACTCTCACCTACGCGAACTAAAGCGCCGAGGTGAACTACTATATCAACGTCGTTTTTGACGCGATATTTGTTCGGATTTCTAATATCCCAAACGCCTATATCAGTTTTTCTAAAGCGTATGTCTTGCATTTTACTTGCAAGAACTTTTCCGATATAACCTTCCGCTCCAGTAATTAAGACCATAGTGATACCTTTTTCTTAGTTGCTTTCGGATGATATTTGTTAAGCATTGCCTCGCCCTCATGCTTAACAATGTAATCATACCACTCTTGCTGGTCCCACATATTTGCACTAACACCGTTCCATAGTGGGCGCCAATCGGGATGTTTTTTATTCAACTTCCTATCGTCTACAAACTGACGACGAAGCGATTCATATTCCCAACTACCTAATTCTAGCATTTTTTCTCGGAAATAGCAAACGAGGGAAATGCGTTCCATATCTTCTAAAGTTTTCCCAGCGGGAGGAACCAGTTCTGTGTTGCCGTGAATGCCTTCATGGTTATTAATCAGCAACAGGTCTCCAGGTCGAATATTGATCGCGACTCTATACTCGGGCAGAACTAGGTATCCTCCCTCCCACTCTTTATCTTTCGCAATCACCGACAGATTGGAGAACCCTGCGTGCAAATCACCGGCATCACGGTGAGCAGAGGTGCGAAAGTTTTTGTTCACCGTTATCGTGGTGAACGGGGTATCCCCGCCAGCGACTCTGAATCTGGGGTCGAGTTTCGCTGCTGCTTCATTCTGAACACCAAACCGTTCGGGCAAGAGTCGCTGAAACTCACTCGAGAGTTTGCGCATGAACGGATAACACTTCTCGTAAGTCTCACGATGGTGTTCAGTATATGAAGTAGCGCGACCCCATGGGATGCGCGGATACCGATCGAAGAACCCAGCGATACCAGATAAAACCTGATTCGCATAGGTTGTGTTGGATACATAATTCTCAAATAAATGTTTTGCTGCTTTAGTTCGTTCGTTCGTAGGCAATTGCAATATTTCTGGCAACTTTACCTCGAAGAAGGTCTCATAATCATAACCTTCCTGTTCTATCTTGGTTTTAATCCAAACGATGCCTCTTGCTTCTTCCGGATCGATTTTATTTCTGTGTTTCTCTCTTATCTGTTCAATAGGATCAACGTCGGAAAATAATTTAGGAGTATTGTTCTTAATAAGAAACTCCATAATCTCAACTTGCTCAGGAGTGCACCAGTTTCTACCACCCTGCCTTTCGCCTTTTGGTCCAGCAGCAAGTCCACGGTTCTGAGTAGGTTGTGCTGCGTTGACCAATCCTTCATAGGCAGACGCCTGTTCTTCTGCAGTAAAACGATTTTTTCTAAACTTAAAGATACAAGTTTGCTCGGTAGGACCAGAGGAGATGAGGTTATTAGACGGCGCATAAAAATCCATGTCTTCCTCTACAAGAAGATCGTAGTCTGAATCTTCCATGTAGGTTCCGAGTTTGTGTTCGCAATTGTATTTTTTATCTGCTACGATTACTTTCGTCATGTGCTACTCTTTTTCTCAAATCAGATGTAGAGAATCTATGATCTCTTTTATTAAAGTATATCTCAATTTCTCGGGAAGCGCAAGTAGCGCGACCAGTAAAAGTTTTATCTTTATATTCGTCGCCGATAATCCTCACGTCAATGTTGACCATCTGCAGAATATCTTCCAAATCTCTTTCCGTTTGGTAAGGAATAATTTCGTCCACGTATTTAACAACCGAGAGTTGCGTATACCTTTCGACAAGAGACTGAACTGGTGCGTTTTTTTCTGGTCGATCTATAGAAGGATCGACCTGTAACCCACAGATCAAATAATCGCATTGTTCTTTTGCTTCTCTTAGCATAGTCACATGACCAGCGTGTAGAAGGTCAAAGGTACTTGCTGTAAACCCTACGATACGTGCCATATTTCTTGATCCTCAATAGCGTGCTGAGCACACTGTACATAATCTCTATCTTCTTCGCTAAGTACTGACCAGAACTTGCTTATCTCTAGCGTAAGGTCATATGCTTTACCAGGATATTCTAAATGGTGATTCGTCTCCATCCATTCCTGTAGAGTATCTAGTCTTAGATTAATCTTATCTCTTAACGTTTTCATCAATGCCATCTATAAAATTTATGCTGGCCAATTCTGCCAAGGGGTACCATGCCTCTGTCATTAATCCAATTAGGTTCTACATATGTAGCATGATAGTGAGTAGCGCCTTCAGAGATGCCTCTCCACCCACCGTTGAGTGCTAGGTCAGCGACAATCTGAGCATCTTCCCAAGCACCTTCTTCTAATGGTTCGTCGCTCAGACCATCACAGTACCAAGAGAAGTGACACATACCACGAACAGGAACAACGTTGCCTTTCCAGTTCACTCGTGTCTTTGCTTGATGTACGACACCGCATATGGTGTCAGGAAAATGCTGAGAGTCTACGCGATTAAGAACAACATCTGCAACACTAATACGCCCAGCAAGATTATCGCTACGAGACTCGTGGTAGACATTAAGCGACAAACAAAGTCGTTCGCTTTCCTTGACGCCATCAGTTCCGCTTCGATCTGCTTCTGGTAGTTCAGTAGATTCTGGTTCGGTGATTGGTGCTTTCGGTATTTCCGTCTGCGGTTCACGTGGTATTTGTACATCTTGTTCTTGATCGTCATATGTTACCCCAAACAATAATGATACGAAAGTAAAAAACGATATGATGCAAAATAAAATTTTGTTTCTAGACATCAAAATACCCGTATTTTGTTAAGTCCTTCCCTAGAAACTCGCTCGCCAGTGTTGCTTCGATCAAAGACTGGCGTGTCATCAACAAATTCATTTTCTTCCTGTTTGACATCGTATAGTTTCATCTTAGATCTATCTATACCAATAGCGAATCTTTTTAATTTATTGGGATCATTATATCTATTTTTTAACTGTTTTACAAGCATTTTCCCTTCGGACTCTAACTCTTCGTTAGATATAAGGGCAAACATTAAGTCGGCAGTAGCGGGTAAACCAAAAGATTCTGAAGTATCTTCTAGTCCAGGATCTGAGTTACTATAACCTGTTCTTGTAGTTTGCGTTGCTGAAACTATAGGAACACCAAACTCTACTGCTAGTCCGCGTATCTCTTCAGCGATTGCTTTAATATACGAGTAAGAATTAATTGCACCGCCCATACCTTTCATACGAGAAGACGAACAAATATTCAGATAATCAATAAAGATAATCTCAGGACGAAACGACTTCTTCAATTTAAGTTCGTTCAAGAGGGCACGAAAGTGTGAAGTATGTGCTTGTCCCGTAGGATATTCTTTAACGATTAATCTACCATTAGTTTTAGCAGCAAGAGCAGCAACCTTATCAGAGAAGGATTGCTTACTAATCCTTTCTAAAGAATCGATAGTCGTATTCATAAGGTTAGCATCGATGCGTTCTGCTATGCGCTCCTCCGCCATCTCTAAGGTTATGTAAAGCACGTTGTGCCCAAGGGAAAGGCAACTAGCAGCATGGTGACACATAAACAAACTCTTACCGACTCCCGTTCCCGCGAGAGCAATGTTAAGAGTTTTGTTGGGCAAACCACCTTTCGTTATCTCATTAAAAAACTCAAGATCAAATGGTAATCGTTCTTCTTGTTCATGATAAAAGTCATAACGTTCGTCAGCGTTAAGAAAGTAATCATGCCCAACGTTTGCATCAAAGCATACTGCTAGTGCCTTTTGGAGCAAATCGGGAATAGCGTTCTTAGTCAAATTCTGATGTGTGCCATTAATGATGTTAATTGCTTCTAGAACACCATTATGAACAGCACGATCCTGACACCATTTTTCAGTAGTGTCGAGTAACCAAGTTTCGTCTTCTTCTTTAGCAGTAAAAATATCGGGCAATATATCTACCGCATGCGTTCTCATTTCTGCATTGATATTAAGTTCGTCTAACTCAATTTTAAATGCTTCGTGAGTGGGAAGTTTGTTATACTTAGAAACATATGCGACAACTTGAGAAAACAACTCACGATAAACGCCTTCGAAGTAATCTTTCTTTACGAAAGGCAAAACCTTTCGCATGTATTTCTCGTCAGTTAATAAATTTCTAAGTATAGTTTTTTCGAGTTCAATCATCTTTTGAGTCAGATTTAATTAAGGAATCATTAGCAGCAGCGTTTGTTAAGATATCTTCTAATATTTCTGCGGCATAATCTTGTAGTTCAATATTGTCTTCATCAGCACTACTATCAGGTGATGATACTACAAAAAAATCAAAATGTAAATACTCTTCCACGAATTTAAGTTTACCAAACCTAATTACTGTTTCCGGAAAAATACCTTTTAGGATTCTAACATCCCAAGACATTTCATTTTCAGAATTAGAAGGAGTTAGTTCATAATGTATACCCTCACAAACTTTTTCTAAATTCAT